AACAAAGTCTGTATTTGGTGTTGACTTTTCTGAAGGGTATATAGCCAAGTAAGTTCCAAGTATTTTCTTCACTCTGAAACAAATCGCTGCTGCGACCTTGAATTTCAAAAGATCTGAACTGTCATTAGAGGGAAAGCTAACAAGCATACTACTATCATCTGAGCCCTGCATCATGTCACAGACAACTCTATTCCCTGCATCTGGTCCTACCTTCAAGGAGAAGATTTTAAAACTTAAAGATCTAACATATTCCTGGTGTAGTGTGTGTAATAGTGAGGAGGTGAAATGAAGAATTCCCTGCATCATTCCAGTTGAGGTTTGTAAATATGTTCTCCCCTTTTCTATCCATGGAACAGTCTTCTCCCCATGGTATGCTTCAAATAGTGTGTTCACAAAGTCATCTTGCACTTTTAATGACATATGACCATCTAGGATCTTTAGGTAGTTCAAGTTCATCATCATCCTTTTATTTGTGAACATGCTACAACCCCTCACTATTATAGGCCACCATCTTGGGTGAGTGAATTCACAAAGCATTAGAGCAAATTTGCTGACAAAGTGCCCTTGATTCCATTTCCGGGCATCGTCAGATGTAGCACAGGTCCATATAGACCCCCCACAGTGCTTTCTGGCTCGTCCTGCATGTGACTCAGGAATCTTGACTTTGTTTGTTGGGTTACAGAGAGTGTCAGAGGGGAAGAATCTCCCTATACTCCTTGCAATACTCTCGACGAGTGACTGCACAATTCTTTCCTCTGCTCCCATCACATA